AGCAGGCAGTGGATATACCTCTATCTTGAGGCGATGGCTTCGGTTAAAGTGATTGGTATGGATCAGAGTGGATACTGTGTGCTGAATCCCCCAAACATCCCCATGGTGGGATCGATTGTAATCAAGGGTATTTTGGGAGAGCTGCGTAAGCAAGCCGAAATGCCTCCCAAGCAGAGAGCACCTTATCGCTCCAGAAAGAACATGAATCAGCATCAACAACAGTCGCTGTAACACTACTAATCGGGGGGCATTCTATGACACAGGAAGAGCAAGCACGGAAACTACGGCAAGAAATACATGGGCTCAGGGTGAAGAAGTTCCACTGGCCCTTGGATGCTTTTAAGTTCATCATGGATGGCATGGGCTATGGCAGTTCTTTAACGTCCTTATCGGAGGACAGGCTGCGAGAGCTTAAGGCTCTGATGCTGAAGTATCGCAAGCATGGCCGTCCTAACGAGTTCACCTTTGATAAGCAGGGCAAGTATATGTTCGCACTCATGAAACAGGCTGGCTGGACTGAGTCTCAGTTCAGGGCATTCACCATCAAACATTATTCCAAAAGTCACTGGAACCTGCTCGAACCTAAAGAGCGCAGAGCAGTGATCGCTATGTTCCAGTCCTACATCAAGAAACAAGCAAATCCACAAGCAAATCCACAAGACAAGCAAAATACAGCTATTGATCCTAAGGAGGATTCACATGAGTAGTAAGTCTACTAAAACCACCAAGGAACGCACCCTCACCGATGCACAGGGACGAGAGATCGCCGTTAAGGTGCTCAATCAAGATATCATCGAAAGAGAATCAGCCATCAACAAAGCGATGGACTGCGCTATCAAACTGCAAGACCGCATTATCAGTGACAAACAGAAGTTGATCGGAATCGTCGAGGGTTACCTCAACGAAGCTGCCCGACGCAACGGGCTCGAGTGGAAAGGTAATGCTCTGCTGATCAGTTTTGACGAGAAATACCGCATCGAAATCCGTTACCGGGAGAAGATACAGTTCGGCATCGAACTGCAGCTTGCCAAGCAGAAGATAGACGAGTGTATCAAAGCCTGGTCAGTCGATTCTAACGATAATCTCAAAGCGATCATCAATGAAGCTTTCCAAGTGGATAAACGGGGACAGCTTGCCCGTTACCGTATCTTCGCACTGCGCCGCTATAAGATCAAAGACCCAATCTGGAAGGAAGCAATGGAACTGATCGACAAAGCCATCATGGTTACTTCTACCAAACAGTACATCTCTTTTGCCGTCAGAGATGATGCCGGGAACTACAATAAGGTCGTGCTAAACTTCAGCACGCTTAGTTAGTGTTGCATCCTTATACATCCTGATTTGATAAATGTATGGGAGATGGAAATATGGCATCAATAAATAACATTGCAGCAGAGGAGACTATGAGCATATTCAAAGATGATCGAAATTACCGACCTGACGAAGTAGCTTCGACTCTCCGGGTCAACCGCACCACGGTATATCGCTGGATCAGGGATATCCTCGATCCTCTGCCTGCTTTTAGAACCAAGGAAAACGGCCAACTTCGTTGCCCTGGTAAAGACCTAAACGATTACTTGGATAAGCACAAGGTTCGCCCTGAGTATGAGTAATGCAATGGAGTTCCGTGTCAAACGGGACAACTGCAAAGAGACCTATCTCAATGGCAATACCGATCCCATAGAGTTGGCGGTGATCTTCGGAGTATCTGATATCACCGTCCGCAAGTGGATTAAGAGCGGAAAATGGAATGAGTTGTTCAAGGAAGAGCGCAAGCTTGATCATGAGATTGGTATCGCCCGCAAGCGAGCACTCATCCAAGCACTGCGAGAATATGCCAAGAACCCCGCAGATACCGCTTTACAGAGCCTTGTAAGCCTGATCAAACAGAATCAGAAGGACAGTGAGCCGTCTAAAGAACTCAATGATTACATAGTTCGGTTCTTGGATCAGGTAACTGATTTCATGATCGAGAAAGGGCATGAGACTCTGCTTAAACAGTTCCAGAGCATAGTTCTCGACCTTGCCGATTACTTGAGAGTCAGAAATGGATAAGTATTTACCTTCCTCCGACATAAAGACTCCAATACCTACCCTCCAAACCTACCCAGCGGAGCCGTTGCCTCCGGCTCCGCACTTTCATGGTTACCCTCCAACCCAAGGTTATGTCTAAGAAGTTCATTCAGCGACATAACAAGGCATTGGCGGAGATCGCATCCAAAACGATCTCCGCCAAAGCCTTTTATAGACGATAATCCTGAAGCCAAGGCAGAGCGCATCAGGAGAACCACAGGCGAGGGATGGGATGCCTTCTCGTTCTTCTGTCATACCTATTTCCCGCATATCTTCCCACTACCATTTTGCCCAGCGCACGAGACTATGTTCGATGAAACTGATAAGGGCTCAGGCATCATCGGAATCACTGGTTTTCGTGGGCTGGGCAAAACGGTACTCATGGGAGTGGTCTATCCGATCTGGAAGATCATCCGAGGTGAACGTTACGTAATCCATACTGCAGCAGACGTAGATCTGGCACAGGAACGCACCGCCTTCACCTTACATGAACTGCAGAACAATAAGCGGCTCACCATCGACTATCCGGAGCTGCTGCCAGTGGATGCCTTTGATCTCGACTTCTATCTCAAGAACAAAGCCAGAATCAGAGCCAGAAGTATCAAGCAGTCCCATAGAGGAACGATCAATCCCAAGACCGCCAAGCGGCCCGGACTGATCGTCTGTGATGATATCGATAAAGAAGAGAACATGGGTAACCAGTCCATCGGTAAGAGACGCATGGAGAAGATCACCCAGGAGCTTGCCGGAGCACTCTCGCCCGAGGGAAATGGCAAGATCGTCTGGCTCGGTAACCTGGTACACCCCAATTACTCCATCTGCCAGTTCCAGGAGCTCATATTAGGCGATTTACGAGCAGATAATCCAGAATTGGACGTTACCTACCAGATTGCATTAAAGACCCACCAAAAGGCGATATTGCGCTTCTCTCTCGAAGATATGCATGGCAAGTCCATCTGGGAGGAGCAATACCCCACTGCCACTCTGCCAAACCTCAGAGCCAAGTTCGGTCATACCGGTTATCAGAGAGAAATGCTTGGTCAGCCGGTTATCGAAGGGAACATATTCAAGAACCACTGGTTCACCAAGTATAGAACACTGCCTGAACCAGCTCAGATGAAGCGGGTCTGGCTCTATGCCGATCCTGCCTGGGGAGAGAAGGGCTGTTACAAAGCTGTTATCTCTATAGGCTATGATGGTAATCGCTTCTATGTAATCCACGTTTGGATCAGGCAGACAGAGAACACCAAGTTCTTCAGATACTACTATGATACCTATCAGGAGCTTGATCGAATCTACAGAGTGAAAGCCAGAGCAGCCTGTGAAACCACCTATGGTCAGGCACGTATCCTTGCCGACTTCGACAGGTGGGCTACAGATAACCATCTGCCTCCTATGAGCCACAGGATCAAGCGCATCGATAACAAGGATAACAAGAACCTGCGAATAGAGAGAACCGAGACCATCATCGAGACAGCTAAAGTACTATTTCCGGAGGGTCAGGATACTCCAACCCTCATCAGCCAGTTCCTCACTTATCCTGATGGCTATATCGATGGCTGTGATGCACTGGCTGGATGTCTGGAGCGCTTCTCCGAATACGATATAGGCAGGAACAGAGTCAAAGTCCGGAGGTTCAGTTTCTGATGAACTACTACGATAAACTCATGCTTGAGTACTACCGGGTCCTCAACAATGCCTGGAAAACCGAGATCAAGGATGCTGCCAGGCTTGCTATTCAGATGATGAGTGACATGCCACGAGCCGAGAAGATCAATAAGAACGCCATAGATAAGCTTATGGGCGTCATCAATACCCAGTTGGGAGATGACTTCGCAGCACTGGTCAATGAGCCCACCAAAGCGATAATAGACCGCTGTGTGCGGCTTGGACTGAGAGATACCCAAGTGCAAGCCCCAACCAAGACCAGCATCGGACTCTGGGGCATCGATGATCAGCACCTCTCTTCCACCATCCAGAAGCAACAGTTGTTCTGGATCGGGAATCACTTTGAAGCCGATGTCCGGCAGAACTTCGCAGACACCCTCTCCAAAGCCTTCGAGCAAGGATATACTAAAGAGATGCTTGCCAATACCCTCAAAGACCAGTTCAATGACCTTGCCAACCGATCATCGCACTACTGGCAGGGATTGGCAGAGCATACAGCACTGAGAATACGAGAGTTCGGAAGGCTGCAAGGCTACAAGAAAGCCAAAGCCAGATACTACAAGCTCGTGGTTATCCTGGATGACCGCACCAGTGATATCTGCCGAGCATTGGCAGCCCAAGATAAGATATATCCATTAAACGATGCCATTGAAGTGATGGACAACCTCATGGCACTGGACACCAAGTCCAACAGCCTAGATGATGCAAGAGACTACATCAAAGCACTTGCACCGTGGATCAAAGATGATCAGATCGAATACGACTCAGAGATGAACCCGGCGGGTGTCTCTGGAGCACACACTCCCTTTCCGCCATTCCATTGGAAGTGTAGGACGACAACGGTTATTGTTTAGGAACTGACATTCTCTAATCCCATCATCATATTATAATGAGCAATATGCTGCGTTTCTTCGAAGATTCGCTTAAACACGTTTTTGTATCCATCTATGTTATCTTTGGTGATGCTGTAGTTTGCATCCTCAAATATACTGTGAGAATCTACGTTAACCCAAGTTATGAGGGATTCATATATCAATTTGTCATATCCATCAAATCTATCTGGAAGCTTATGAATCTCTTCACCACCTAACAGAGTGAAATAGCTTTCAAGAATTCTCCTCATAGTGTTAGGCAGTATATGATAGTTATCTTCATTATGCTTGTACTCGTCCCACATCAACTGGTAAGTGCACTTGACTGGATTAACCTTATGGGGAACTACTCGTGACCCAGTGTCTCCCTTTCTTACTAGCCAATACAATATCTCTTTATCCGTTTTATCTTTCATACCTGGCAAGTATGTAAGATGCCTGAAAAAGTAAGCGTTGTGTGTTAAAACGATAACCTGCTTAGTTTTACTCTTTCCACCTTTTGCTTCTCTGATAATTTTCCTTATCAAACAGCTTACTGCAAACAACACGTCATTATCAAGACTGGACACAGGATCATCAAAAACGATCACTCTATCATCAATAGTATCTGCAGCATTTTGAGTTCCTTTTATCAGGAAGTAGAAGTAAAGAAATGTAACAAACGATATCTCACCTTCACTTAGAGATGACTGGGCATCAGGATTATCAGGTCGTATAATCCTGTACTTGTCATTATCAGCGGCTTTATCAAGCTTAAAACCATTAAAACCAAAGCTTTCCAAAATGCTATTGATATCATCTATTGTTTTCTGAGTAGTCGTAATTTTGGCTCGCAAGGTTCTGAGTTTCTGGTTAATGTTATCCAAATTCTCCTTGGCTTCAGTTATGCGGTTTGAAATGTTTTCAATAGCTCTATCTAAACCAGATTTTTCATCTCTATAGTGCTTTACGTTGGGTTCTAAGGCATCACCTACAATAAACCTCCACACTAGACTCTTCAACTGTGATCGTTCGCTTTTTATATTGGCTACTATTTTGTTATGACTGTTGATTTTGTGGTTTGCACCAGTTAATAGGTCGTTTATGTCGTTAATGACTAAGTCAATGGGCTCTAAATTCTCTATAGTGCTGGGTTCTTTGATTTTCTTGTTTATTCTTAGAATGTTATATGATACTGATGTTTCCAGTTTCTGAATGAGCAACCTCAAGTTATTAGCATCAATCCACTTCTCATTGTTATCTATAATGCCTTTTGCTGTTTGCACAATCTCCTTGGTTTTAGTCTCATATTGATCGAGAAACGACTTAATACTCTCAATGCTTTGTGAGTAACTATCATCAAAGTAATCCTGTAGACTCTTAGCGAGGTTTTCAGAAGTTTTTTGCTGGCAGAACGGACAGATTCTATCATTTGCATTGTAATAGTTTTGATATCCTTTTCTAACCCAGTCGCTAGCCTGAAGTTTGTCAATAAGAGCAGCTATATCTACATCTTTTCGTCCGACAACAGGTTGGGACAGCTTTGATTGGGTTTGGAGAAGCTTGATTTCTGTGGTATCAATGGATTCGATCGCTTGCTCTTCAATCGGTTCATCAATATATAAGCTTTGATACTTATCCTTCAGTTCAGAATGCTCTTTCAAAACATCCTGATTATTGAAATTGGCTTTTACCTGATTAGCAAATTTCACTGTTTCACCTCTATAGCCCTTGAACACTTCTTTAAAGTCATCATCATACTTGGATTTTTGAGTCCAACAGGCTTTGATAAAATCATCCTCAAGCTTTTTTAACTCACCTCTTCTACCAGGTTTTCCCTCCGAGCCATTCAATTGTATTAGTAGGTTAGCATGAAGATTAATTGAGTATTCTTTATCTATCTCCAGCTTTTCTATTTGTTTAACAGTTTCAGTGTGTGCATCACCCAAAGTGAAAACTCCAGGAATCCCCTCTGCCTGATAAAAAGTTTCTTTAGTGAAATCCTTGTTATACACTAGAGTTTGTAGTGGCACCCCGTTCTCCCATTCGACTTTACAGGTGGGGTACTTAGTGGGATTCCTAATAACTCTACTAATAGTAGTTTTTCCTGACCCATTCGCTCCATAAAAGAAACTGAATTTTGCCAATTCATCAATCACTTCAGCATCACCCCGGTAGGATGCTTCGTCTTTAATAGTAATCTTCTTGATCATAACCTCTCCCTACTTGCTTGCATTATTATCAGTTATATCCCAAAACCTATTGAAGAAAGCCATAAACTTCTCGATTACTGTCTCTCGTTTGAGAGTTCTTTCTCCAGTCTTGGAAAATCTTGTTACTGCAGGTAAAACAGCAGATAGAGCTGTCCCTGTAGTTTGAACATAGCCATCGCGAAATGCGCTTGCGATATACTTGTAAGTAGCCTCAGGAACAAGTTTTTCTTCAGCAATGATCCGATCAAGCTCTTCTTGTTTACTGGCTTCCACAAACTTTGCCCAATCCGTGTCCACATCGCTTGCCGGGCTCAGGCTGCTAACAAATCTATCGATAAGGTCCTTCTTACTCCGCAGTTCGATGCTGGAATCTATCGCTTTATTGATATTGATGATGATCTCTTGATCCTTTTGGTTTCCTTCGTGATACTTTTTGATCAGCTCAATGATGTAATCGATATTGATCTCCACCTGTTTGATCAGTTCCATTTCAAAGACCAGATCATCGTTCACATTTTCGGCATCGCCTTTGTCTTTCTTGCGGAACTGGGTGTAGAGATCGATGTATATGCTATGATAATCCTGCACTTCCCTGTCAGAAAGGATCTCTTTGCCGATGAAGTCGTCAAAAGTGCTAAGGATGTTGCGAAGCTTTAGAATGGAGCCATAGAGCCTCACAAACTCTTTTTGTTTGCCTTCTCCGATGATCTGCTGCTCGATGGGGAAGGATTCCTTTAGTTCGGATATCAATTCCACATAGCCGGGGATCTTCTTCCCTTCGGCATGATAGCCCTGGTAATAATCCTCAAAAGACTTGAGCAACACGATGCCACAGGCTTCCCGATCTCCAAAAAGGCCGATGCTCTCATTCGTAGCTTTTTCCAAATTGCGGAAGCAGACGATATTGCCAAAGGTCTTGATGGTGTTTAGAATCCTGTTTGTGCGGGAAAAGGCTTGTAAAAGCCCGTGCAAGCGCAGGTTTTTATCCACCCAAAGCGTATTGAGGGTAGTGGCATCAAAGCCGGTGAGGAACATATTGACCACGATCAAAAGGTCCAGCTCACGGTTCTTCACCCGCTCAGACAGATCTTTATAGTAGTTCTGAAACTTATCGCTGGTAGTGTCAAAAGTAGTTTTGAACAGCTTGTTATAATCCCCGATGGCAGCTTCCAAGAAATCCCGGGAGCCTCTATCCAGCCTGCTGGTATCCTCAAGGTTTTCGTCTTCAAGTATGCCATCCGGCTCCGGATCGTCTTCGTTTACCGTAAAGCTGTAGATCAGCCCCACCTTCAGCCTTTTGTCGCTGGGCAATGCAGCCATCTGCTTTCGAAACTCCGCGTAATACCTTCTTGCCATATCGATCGAAGCCACCGCAAAGATGGAATTGAAGCCCGCCAGTCTTCTTTCTTTCAATTGATAATAGCTGTTGCGCTTGGTCTTTTGATTAAAGTGCTCCAGGATGTATTGCACGATGTTGGCAATCCGCTGGGGCGCTGCCAAAGCCTTCTCCCGGTCAATATCCCACACCTTTTGATCCGGGATATCTTCCTGCTCTCTGATGGTACTGATATAGTCTATCCTAAAGGGCAATACATTGCGATCCGTGATCGCGTCCACGATGGTGTATGTATGCAGTTTATCGCCAAAGGCCTGCTCTGTGGTGCGGAGGATGTTTGTTCCGCTGCTATTGGCATTCGCGGCAAAGATCGGGGTTCCGGTAAAGCCAAAAAGATGATAGCGCTTAAAGCTATTGGTGATGGCGGTGTGCATATCTCCAAATTGTGAGCGGTGACATTCATCGAAGATGATCACTATTCTCTGTTGATAAACCGGGTGTTTCTTATCCTTTTTGATCAGGATCGCCAGCTTTTGGATGGTGGTGATGATGATTTTCGCATTGGGATCTTCCAATTGCTCTTTCAGCTTTGCCGTGCTGGTATTGCTATTGGCTGCCCCTTTTTCGAACTTATCATATTCCCTCATGGTCTGATAGTCCAAATCTTTGCGATCCACCACAAAGAGCACTTTGTCGATATAGCTCAGCTTGCTGGCAATTTGCGCTGCCTTGAACGAGGTGAGCGTTTTCCCGCTTCCGGTGGTATGCCACACATAGCCCCCGCCTTGGGTTTTGCCATAGTGTTTGTAGTTGTTTGCCTGCTGAAGCCTTTGCAAGATGCATTCTGTGGCTGCTATCTGATAAGGCCGCATGGCAAGCAACTGCTTATCCGAAGTAAAGACGCAGTATTTGGTGATCAGGTTCAAAAGCGTATGCTTGGCAAAGAAGGTTTTGCCAAAATCCATCAAATCCGGAATCGGGCGGTTCCTGGCATCGGCCCACCATGAAGTAAACTCATAGCTGTTGCTGCTGCGCTTGCCCTTCTTGATCGAACTCTCGCTTTGCTCCTTGATGTGGCAAAAGCGGGTGGTATTGCTGTAATACTTGCTGTGTGTGCCATTGGAGATCACAAAGATCTGGATGTATTCAAAGAGTCCGCTGCCCGCCCAAAACGATTCACGATTGTAACGATTGATCTGGTTGAAGGCTTCTTTGAGCTCCACGCCCCGGCGCTTGAGCTCGATGTGCACCATGGGAAGGCCGTTTACAAGGATGGTGAGGTCATAGCGATTGCTGCGCAAGCCCGCATCCGTGCTGTATTGATTGAGCACCTGCAAGCGGTTGTTGTGAATATTATCCTTATCGATCAAGCGGATGTTTTTCGTGGTCCCATCATCGCGGGTGAGCAGCTGAACATGATCTTCCTGAAGGATTGCTGTCTTTTCCTCGATGCCATTATTGGGATTTGCCAGCTTGGAGGCAAAAAAGCTCTGCCATTCTTCATCGGAAAAACGGTAGCTATTCAAAGCCTCCAGTTGCGCGCGCAGATTGGCTATCAGCTCTTCTTCGCTGCCAATCTTCAGATGTTCATAAGCCTGAGCTTGCAGCAGCTTGATCAGCTCCCGCTCCAGCTCACTCTCGGATTGATATCCCGCTCCCTGCTGCTTTGGGGGATTGTATTCCGCCACTACCGTGCTTTCAGAGCTTTGAGCTACAAGGTCGTATTTCATCTATACCTCCTGCTTATCCGCTATGTTCTTGAAGCTTAAAAGCTTCCCGCGATAGTATTCGTATTGCTTGCGTCGGGCTTCTATCTCGGCAGGCAGACCGATGGAGATGTCATTGACCAAGGCATCAAAGCGGTCGAGGATGGAAACGATGCGCTCTTGCTCTGAGAGAGGGGGGATGGGGATAGAGAATTTTTTCACCATACTATCTGATATGGAAGGGTAACTTGCGCCTTCCTGATTATTTTCTACATACGTATTGAATGAATCAGTGGTGAGATTGTAGTACAAAAACCTTGGTAACATAGTATTACGATTGGCTCTGAGTACGCAAAAACCAGTACTGCCAATATGCCCGTGATACTCCTTGGGTATTAACGAAATCCTTCGGAGAGTAGGTCTTGTTGTTCCAAATATCACATCTTCAAACTCAACTAACTGTTGTGCTCGACTTGGTGCATTTGAAGAATCAATAGCTTTCACATCAGTTATCTTGTTGTTATCTCTGCTTACCGATGATAAATCTATATACCCATACGAGATGCCTGAATTTTCATTCCATTTGATATTACTTGCCTTAAGGCAATTATCCCCCAAAGTCATCCACTCCACCTCATTCCCATTCATATACCATTTGCCGTCTTTTTCGATGGGGCTAAGCAGTTGATTACGATAGTATTCATACTGCTTTTTCCGGGCCTCCAGCTCCGCCTCCAGCTCCGCCTCCAGCTCCGCCTCCAGCTTGGTGAACTTGTCCAATATCCTTACAATCTCTTCTTGGATGGGGAGGGGAGGGATGGGGATTTGAAATTTCGAATATATTGAAATCCACTGTCTTGCATGATCTTGCGGACTATATGATATGCACCTCATGGCATAATAGGCAAAGCGAAAGTCTATTTCATCACTGCAAGGCGTTAGCATTTTCATAGCTGAGGATTTGACTTTAAAAGTAAAATCAACCCAATGAAATGAAGTCGTAAAATCGTCAAAGATGATTACAGGTTTAACTGAGGAGGCTTCAAACAATCCGAAATCCTCATCAGTATACCCAAGAATAAATGTTTGCCCTGCGGTTAGAACGGGTATTGAGTACTCATCATTATACTTTGAGCTTTTAACTATGTATTTTGTTGGCTGCTCGTAACTAATCACCGATCCTAACTCTCTATACTCCACCCCATCCAGGCACAGCTCATGTATCAATTCATCAAACTTGCTCATATTCCACCTACTTTACTCCATACCTTCCAGATCAGCCACGATTTCATCAATGGCAGTCCTCAGATGATTTTGTTTGATCACGATCTCGGCGATCCGGGCATTGAGCTCTTCGATGTCGATTGCTTCGCTGGTATCCTCGCGCGTCACATAGGAGCTTACAGCGATGTTATAGTCGTTTTGGGCGATCTCGCTATTAGGTACCAGCCGGGCAAAGTAATCTTCGTCTGAGCGGCATGTGAAGGCACTCAGGATGCGTTTACGATTAGCCTCGGAGAGCTTATTTTTATTCCCCTCGCGCACGAACTCGGCAGAGCCATTGATGAAGAGGGTGGAGTTATCCTTTTTGCTCTTTTTGATCACGATAATGCAGGTAGCGATTGTTACTCCAAAGAATAGATTCGCTGGTAGCTGGATCACTGTATCGATGTAGTTATTATCTATCAGGTACTTACGTATCTTCTGCTCTGCTCCCCCGCGATACAAGACACCAGGGAATTCAACTATACAGGCAGTTCCAGAGGTAGAAAGCCAGGAGAGCATGTGCATTGTGAAGGCAAGATCAGCCTTGCTTTTGGGGGCCAGCACTCCGGCAGGAGAAAAACGGGGATCATTGATCAAGAGGGGGTTGGCATCGCCTTCCCATTTGATGGAGTAGGGAGGATTGGAGACTATCGCATCAAAAGGCTCATCATCCCAATGTTTGGGATCTGTGAGTGTGTTTCCGAGGGCAATATCGAACTTCTCATAGTTGATATCATGCAGAAACATGTTGATGCGGCAGAGGTTGTATGTAGTAATATTGATCTCCTGCCCAAAAAAACCCTGCCGTACATTTTCCTTGCCCAGCACCTTGGCAAATTTTAGCAGCAGGGAACCGGAACCGCAGGCGGGGTCATAGACCTTGTTAACCTCTCTTTTGCCATAAACTGCCATTTCCGCCAGCAATTCCGAGACTTCCTGCGGAGTAAAGAATTCCCCTCCGGACTTCCCTGCTTCACTGGCATACATGGTCATCAGATATTCATAGGCATCACCAAAGGCATCGATGGTATTGTCCTGATAGTTTCCAAGGTTCATTTTTTTGATCTCTTCCAAGATCTTCGCCAGCTTTTCATTGCGTTTGGCCACCGTGGGGCCCAGCTTGTTGCTGTTTACATCCACGTCGTCAAAGAGCCCCTTGAGGTCGTTTTCGCTGTCAAAGCCTTTTGCGGAGTTTTCGATGTTATAAAACACACGGCTCAGGGTTTCATTGAGATCGTCATCGCTTTTGGCTTTTTTGCAGACATTGGCAAAGAGCTCTGAGGGCAGGATGTAAAAACCCTTTTCTTTCACGGTGTCTGCTCTACCATATTCCGCTTCCGCGTCCGGGAGCCCGGCAAAATCAAAGGTGGCGTTTCCGGTGCGCCGCTCTTCATCATTGATGTATGATGTCAGGTTTTCGGAGATGAATCTGTAAAATAGGATTCCCAACACGTAGGCCTTAAAATCCCAGCCGTCAACGCTGCCCCTCAGGTCATTTGCGATCTGCTTTATCGTACGGTGCAGCTCGTCTCTTTCTTGTTCTTTGCTCATTATGCCTTCCTTTTATCTGTATATTCAAATGCAACTACCAAATCCTTCTCAGGATTATAGCCTGCAGCTTGCATTGCTTTTCTTGCGTGTCTTATCATATCGGAGCTACCCAAATTACTTTCGGTAAAGTAGCCATCATCAAGAGTTAATGGAGTTCTAAACTCTGTTTTGTCTTTGGAATATCTGAATGATCCGGAGATTTGGAAACCGGGCTTGTGTTTGAGGATGAAGTTATAGACCGCTCGTTTTACTTCATGCCAATGGTGAGTTTCAATCCTCAGGTTTCCACATAAGACAATGTGATGCACTTTGGTAAATCGGTAGTCTTTGAGTGGCTCAGTATGAATCGCAGGATCATCGTCTTCAGTACCATTGCCCAGATTATAGTGTTTTATGCCGGACTGTTTTTTGTCCCATAGACGTTCTATGTCAGCTATATCAATATCCAATCTATGGTTCTTCTTTATAAGCTGCTGTGCAAATAGATACGGGGAAAGGTCTGTCTTCTCGTGCATATTGATCGCTTCAGCTTTCACACTGCCGATAAGCTTTATACGAACCAGTTCATTGCGCATGTCTTCTGCTGTATTTAGTGCTTTTATCCGGTAGTTTTCCTTCTTCAGGATCATCTCAAAGGTTTGGGCTATATCATCTGGATCATCTTCCAGGATGTTAAGTTCGTTGAAGAGTTTGTCCTCAAATTCACCTCCCGCAGATGGTAGATAAAATCTCCACTTGATCCCATCGGTTAGGATGCTGATAGCAGATTTGTGATAGGCATTGTAAAGATGAAGCTGAGTCTCTCCGGCTATGAGATCAGAATCGAGCTTGCCTGGGGTTTTTACCTCGATGAAGACTTCCGCTCCCTCTGATGTCTTCTCCGGAATGAACAGCGCTACATCCACCCGACCTGTTATATCCTTTGTGATGTTTTGTTGGGGCAAGCGTTTGACCCTATACTCCGTGTAGAACTCTTCAGGATTCCAGATGTTCCATCCCAGAGATTGGCATAGCCTTCCCACAAGGGAAAAGCGAACATGTTGTTCGTCCTTAAACGTGCCATCCTTCAATAAACTTCGGATATCTTCAATAGTCTGTTTCATTGATGCCTCACAGCCAGATTTGTTTTTTCTACAAGGATTTGTAAAGTTGAATTCTGTCAACCCCAAAATCTGTCCGTAATCCTAGGCGATCTTGAAGGATGCATGCTGATGTTGGAAGTAAATAGTCTGGACTCTGTGTGCATAACAGTACATAGTCAATAATACTTCGATCTACAGACTTGAACAACTTCTCACAGGCATTGTAAGCCATGTCGAGGGCTGTCTCGTCATGGGCAGCAATGTGCCGAATCTTAACACCAAGCTTCTTCTCTATTTTATTGGGAGTCCACTCGGGGAACAGCTCAGATAACTCTATGTTGTAGTATCTGTTCTGGTAGGTAACTGCCGATTATCATATAGCGTTCTCCCAATAGAGCCAATAGATAATCAAGTTTTTTCTAATAGACGTTCTTTGAATCAAATTAGAAGGCTTGCTTATAGGCTTTTTATACACCATATCCCATTTCCTTAGTTATCATTTAGGAACATTGTTTTTTAAGTCGGCAATCCTGTCAACCCAAAAATCTGTCTCATCCTTGCTCATCCTGATTTGTCAGCATACAGGGTAGTGCTTTCCTGGCTCCGGATCAATGATCACATCTGGAACAAGGAGAAAGCATGACCGAAGCATTGATGAACCGAATCAAAGCTCAGTTAGTCAGACACGAGGGTCTTAGGCTGAAGCCATACCGCTGCACTGCAGGCAAACTGACTATCGGTATCGGCCGCAATCTCGATGACCGGGGCATCTCCCAGACAGAAGCTTATGTGCTCATGGAGAATGATATCCAGAATTGCGAGAAGCAGCTTGTGGATGAGATTCCTGAGATTTACAATTCTTTGGATGAAGTCCGTAAGTCGGTGCTGCTGAACATGTGCATAAGCATCCCACAAAGCCGCTTCGCTTCTTTGCGGGAACCCTGCTACCTCGGTATCGGTGGACTCCTAGGCTTCAAGAACACTCTGGCTTTCGTCGGTGCTGGTGACTGGGAACGGGCTGCCAATGGTATGCTGGCCTCCAAGTGGGCAAAGCAAGTGGGAATGAGAGCGATTGAGCTATCCGAGATGATGAGGAAGGGCAAGTGATCCCCATCCCGGTCGAGATCGATGCTATTCTTTCCATCCTCAATCTGCCTAAGGAGATGTCCAACAATGGCATCTTCAAGGAGCATCAGGGCCTGGTAATGGAGATGATCCACTCACTAGTTCTGCAGGAACACTATGATCGAGCAACTCACGATGACCTGCCGGAAGAGGAGCCATTCCTGGTTTCTTTTCGTTTTGGGTTCTGCTTCCTGATGCTGCACTCCACGGCCGAGTTTCTCAATTTGAAGACCCTGGGCGAAGGAATAGTCAAGACCGTAGGATTAGACCAGTCTGCCACCGAACTGCTCACAGGTGGCGAAATTGACGCATTAAAAACCAATCTTGAACTGAGGGCTCTGGTGGCAATACAATCATATCTGAACAACGCTGGGCTGGATCGTTTGAATGAACTCAAGCCAAGGCCTGCCAGATCAATACGAGTGGGAGTGATATGAGCTTTTACCACGAATTAACACGAATGAAAAGCACGAATGGGCACGAATAATGGGTGACGATATTATGAGAGAAGTTTATCTGGCGATCTATGCTGCATTAGAGAGCCGGCTGCATCTGATCGGTTCTGTGATTGATGCCGATTCCCGCAAAGAGATACTGGCACAACAGATTTACGATAAGGGCGACTTCTACGGCAACACCGGATATCTGGTTCAAACTGATCCTAATTCTATGATCCTCAGAGTAGGCTCCAACGTTAAACATGAACCTTTCGTTTTGGGTGGCAAAGTGCCTTCTTGGACTCCAATTGCCCCACTAATCGCTTGGGTCGAGCGCAAGCACCTGTCTTGGATCGACAAAGAGACAGGGAAAGCACTGACCGTAGCCGAGATCGCTTATCTCATCAGGGGCAAGATCAAGCGGGAAGGCATCGCTGCCCGTAATGTGTTTGCATCTGTGATTGCCAACCGGGAGCAGTGGATATACCAGCAACTGAACGATATCGAGGTGAGCCTATGACTGCTCTTGAGAAGCTTCAAACCGAACGCAGCAGAATCAGCCAAGCCATCAGTGATGCAGGTGTAACAGAAGTACTTTTTAATAAAGACAACATTCCTAAGAGCCTACCCTGCGCAATCTTGATCCTCGACTCGGAATCCGGTAAACACAGCACATCCCGACAGTATGTGGATACCGATATCGCTTGGACAGTATTCCTGATCGTCAATGCCCAGAAAGCATCTGATCCCGACACAGAACTTTATGAACTCAAAGAGAAGTTCAGGGCCAGCTATGTGAAACTTATTAACCGGGACCTACCCAGTGTCGAGTATTACACAAGCCGCATTGATGGCACTCGCCTGGTGCGCATAGCCAAGATCGATCTGCTGAAGAGCGGAACTGGAGCAGGCTCATGAGAGTGATGAGACTGGGTGGCTATAACTTGGCGATCAGTTCTGCCAATGACCTGCTTGAGACCAAGTACAAGACTGAGCCAGTCGATCTTAGCAAACTGAATCGGATCGGCAAACAACTCATCTCCAAAGCTGCCGAGACCAAGAAAGTCGTCTCACAGCCATATTCTATGAGCAAGCTACTTACCTTACTCGATACAGATGAGTACCACTCCGGCTGTATCGATGCGCTCTGTATGGCTACCGTCATGCAGTTCGAGTGCAAGAATAGCCAGGTCAAGGCCTGGATGGAAGCTGCCGAGTTCCCTGCCTGTGAAGACCAGACTACTATCCTGGCTGAGATGATCAAGTTCTATCTCGCCAGCGGTAATGGATTCCTGATCAAGATGCGTAATGCACAGGGGCAGTGGATGGGACTGGAACGTATGCTACCCTCGGAAGTGCAGATCGTGGAGAACTATGATGAGTTTGGCTTCTTCAGACCCGACTATATCCAAGTGAAAAATAACCAGAAGAAGGACTTTGCCTATGCAGACATTATCCACATCAAGAAGTCCACTCACAAGAGCAATGCCTGGGGCATAGCTTGCCTACCTATCGCCATCAACATTGAGATACTCGGTGAGATCAAGACCTTTGACTACAACAACTTCAAGAACGGTCTGATGATCGATTATTTCATGATTGTGGAAGGCGGTACACTTCGAGATGGCACTGTAGTCGATGAAGCAGGCAATGAAGTGCTGACTGATGCCTATACCGAGATCGAAAAGGCACTGGTGGATGTTAAAGGCAATGCCAAGAGTCACTCTACGGTGCTGATCGAGAGTGAAAGCAGAGACGTGAAGATACGGCTTGAACCACTACGTCAGCAGGATAGAGAAGGTGGATTCCTGAGTCTCAAGAAAGATTTGCGAGAAGGCATTCTCGCTTATCACCGGGTCCCGGCCAGGATCGTCTCTCAGCTTATCCCAGGGCAGCTTGGTGGCGATAATAAGAGCGATATGCTGATGTTCTACCACTTCGTAATCAAGCCTCTTCAGAAACGCTTAGCACTCACTCTGGCTATTGAATTCAACTATGAGTTCGGCTGGAACGTCACTCTGGATGACTTCAACTTCGGCAATCTGACCGAAATACTCCAATCTGCTGATGATCAACTCTTCATGCAGAACCGCAACTTAGGAGGGAACTAATTTTGTATCAACACGTTATCAATCAACAACCATCTAACCAACAACCCATCACTAAACCTAAGGAGGTACAGTGAATATCTTCGGAAATAAAACAAGGATCATCCAAAAGGGCGAACTCCGCAATGTGGAAGTCGAGCTTGTCTCGCTGCTCTTTGACGAGATGAACCCCGCCAACCAGAAAGGCTTTGTGGTCAAGAATGCCAGTGGCAGAAGCTTTGAGCACAAGATCAACTCCACCAAGTTCAAGAGCGAGACCAGTGGCACTCAGGGACGGCTTTATGTCACTCTGATGGAGCCCAATATCCACGATTCCCAGGGTGATTATTACACCCGGGAAGAGATTCAGAAGTCCTGCGATCACTTTGCCAAGCATGGCTTAGTGGGCAAGTGTGATGTAAATCACAATATGCAGCCTGTTCCCGAGTTTGCTGTAGTAGAGAACTATATTCTCAAGACCAGTGACAGAGAGCATTTCCCTGACGCTAAAGTCGGCTCTTGGGTGCAAGTCCTCAAGTGTGAAGACCTCGAGAGTGAGCTCTGGCAGAAGGTCGAAAAGGGCGAGTTCAATGGTGTTTCCATCTATGGCAGAGCCGATGACTATCGCAGTGCCGAAGCCAGCCTTACCGAGATCAAGAATGAACTGGGTTCTCTACGTAAAGTGGCAGAACATAATAACAACAGTGAACTCCAGAAGGGCATCACTGCCATCACTGAGAAGATCACTGAGTTAGAGAAGGGAAGTCCCAATCTCCAGCTTGGTGATGCCATCCACAGCATCGAGAAGAGTCTGAAAGACCTCTCGGTCACTATGAGCAGAGCTATCTCCAAAAGCATCCCTGGAGAGCCGGATGGCAGCCAATCGAATGTGGACAAGGAGGTCACCATCGATGGTAACAAGATCGTGGTCAAGGCTTCGCATCGTGAGATCTACAAAGGTATCTCCGATGTGGATTCCGGTAAGGCCATGAACATCCTGACTGCCAATACTACTTCGCTGTTCATTGATGAAGTGATCGGCAGCCAACCTGGTGATACCATCTCGGATATCTCGGTCATCCCGCTACTCAAGGATGAGAAGATCGATGTCGGCCTGATTGACGATCTGGTCTTCAAGAACAGCATCGATGGAGCTTTGACGGCTCAAGCTGTGAGTACTGCCGACCTCTCTGTCCCCACTGGGATACTCAATGCTGAGTTTACCTTAGGCAGAGACGTGGTCGAATTCTACAAGGATAAGTACGGCGAAGATGCCTTCGGAGCCTATGTGGAGAATCACATCGCCAAAAAAACCGAGAAGGCTATCCGTCTGCTGCTGTTCAAAGGTGACCGGGTCTCTGCCACGGCCAAGCTCAAAGCCTTGGATGGAGTAGTCAAACTGGCTACCGCAGCTACAGACGTTGCCAACCTCTCCAAGACCACCTATACAGACTGGGCAAAACGCTTTGAAGCTGCCTTGCTTACCTTCTCTGATGAGATATTGGAAGAGCAGGAAAACTTCAAGTTCTACGTCTCCCAGAAAGACCTCATCCGCATCAGAGCCGAGCTTGCCAAGCGTGAGACTGGAGCCGGAGACCGACTGCTGCTTGAAGGTGGCAATGTCTCCTTTGCCGGTATCCCCGTAAAGGCTCGTCTTATGGCTGATGACTACATCATCGGCGGTCTGCCCAAGTTCATCATTATCGGTTATCGTACTGATGCCGAACTCAAAGTCGAACATCATGGTGCCGACTGGAAGTATCACTGGTACATCCGCATCCGTCCCGGTATCACCTACATCTCCGGCTTCGTGAAAGTGTTCAAACTGACCACCTAAGCAATAAATCAACTAAACTAAAGGAGAATACATGGAATTCATCATTGCCAATCAAGCCTTCATCCTCGGACTGCTGGCTTCCCTCATCGTCTGGATCATCTTCCGGGTAACGGGTAAAACCTTGGATAAGACCAAGATCAACTCGGCCCTGGCGATCATCTTGGACATCATCCAGGACATCAAAGTCAATCCCGCCACCAAGAACCTCGATGACTATGCCAAGAAGCAGTTGGCGGTCGAACGAGCCACCAAGAGCCTACCTGCCAAGCAGACCAGTTTGGTTATGAAGGTATTCGGCACCGTGGGGGGAGCTATCGAGTACGTCTTTCACAACCGTAAATGGCTCTTCAGCATCGGTAAAGCGATCAAAGGAGTGTTCTAATGCCTAACCCTATAGCACCACCTACCTATCCTACTAACATGGTCGAAGGGGACATGGGCTTCAATAAGCTGATGGACGTATTAGTTGCCGACTTTGTCTATTTCGGCATCGGCACCTACGACCAGACGGCGATAGACTCACTCTATGCTACCCAGGGCTCTGCCAAGACGGAACTGAGCACCAACTTCGATCTCTTGGGAGAACTGGCAGAGAAACCCGGTAAGACAGACTCCAAGCTCTCCAAACTCAAGACCCGTAACTACAGCATCCCCGGCAAGCGTACTTCCACAGTGGAACTCAACATTGCCGGACTCTCCACCAAGCAGAAGAACTTCTTGGAGAGCAGCTTGTTCATGAGCAAGGATACTACCATCGTGGTGGCATCTAAAGACTTGGACAGAGCGGTGATCTTCACTGGATTGCGCTGGACTGTGGACTGGTCTGGAGAAGCTGATGGTCTCTTCAATGTGGTGATCTCCACCGAGTTCTCCGGAGTAACCTCCAACAAGATCTTCCTACTCAAGGATATCCCAGCGGGAGTCTAAGATTACAGCACTTCGCAGCTACCCTAAAAACAAACAAGGAATTGCCATGGAATGCCAGTGCAAACCTGAAATCAAAGAAAAGATCGATTCAGTACATGAAGAGATCTACGGCAATGGTGACAGCAATAAGTCACTGGTGACCAGAATGGCGAGAGTGGAGACGAATATGAAGATACTCTTAAGCGTCTCCACCTCGCAGTTCTTTCTGCTGCTTGGCATTGCCCTCAAGATGTTCTTTGGCAACTAAAACAAGGATGTAATTCTATGAAGCGAGAACCTAAACTCAGCTATAGCCAACTGCGGCAGATACTCTGCCTCACGATCTCCAATAAGACCCTGAAAGCCAAGGTAGAGGACTTCCTCTCCGGCAAGGTCGCCAAGGTGAGTGAGCTGGAACTGCTGGAACTAATAAGTGAATCGGAAGCCGACAAAGAGCTTATCCGCATCATCTCCAACCAGGACCCGGACAATATGGATGCCATTGAAGCACTGGAGTACATCTCCGCTTTTTTCGTCTATATCAGAGCCAACAGCGAGAGGTTCAAAGTTTGGCTCGGGAGTTTCGGATTGGCGGTAAAAGCGTCTCCCGCTACCCCTTCGAGGGTTTCGAAATGATTATGCGCAAGCTTGGCTTTACCAACGAAGACTTCAATAACCTGAACCTGCCAGAGCTATACCTGCGTCTATGCCTGGCAGATCCCAAAACCTACAGAGGAGACATTTAATGGATGCATTAATCGGCTGGATCGGTGGCAAACGGCTGCTGAGAAAGACTATATCGCAATACGCACCAACTGACATTACCGGATACATCGAACCCTTCGGTGGTGCTGCTTGGATGCTGCTTTTTAAAGAGAAGTGGGGTGATCTGGAAGTCTATAACGACCTCGACTACCGCCTGGTCAATCTCTTTCTGCAGGTCAAATACCATCCTGATGAGCTGATCAAGGAATTAGACTGGTTAGTAGCCAGCCGTAAGCTCTTTGGCGATATCTTCAAGCAGGAAGGCTTAACCGAGATACAGCGGGCTGCCAGGTTCATGTTCTTGATCACCAGATCATTCGGTAGTAAAGGTGACAGCTTTGGTACATCACAGAAGCGTGGCACATCCAGTATGTATAACCGTCTGGAGCGCATCAAAGCTCTGCACAAACGCTTGGATATGGTCATCATCGAGAACCTCTCCTACGAGAAAGTTATCGAGAAATATGACACCAAATCCAACTTCTTCTACTGTGACCCACCCTATATGCTGGGCTATACTTACGAGAACTCCAAGCAGTTCAGTCATGAAGCCTTACGGGATATCCTGAAGAGCATCAAAGGACGGTTTATCCTCAGCTATGATGACAACCCGGAAGTCTTGAAGCTATACAAAGGCTACGATACCAAGCATGTAACCAGAACCAAGGGCATCAACCACAAGGAAGGAAAGTCCGAGTTCAATGAAGTGATCATCGCTAACTTCGATCTGAAGGAAATTGAACAACCAGCTGCAAAACTGAAAACTAAAACAGCAACCACTGATAAAGACCTCAGGGGGCTTACATGAACTCTATCATCTCATGGGTAGGTGGCAAGCGACTCCTGAGAAAGAAGATACTGCCACTCATCCCCAAGCATGATATCTACTGTGAGGTCTTTGGTGGTGCTGCCTGGATACTATTCGGCAAGAGTGCCAATAAGGAAGACTGGCAGACTGGACCCAAGAGCCGCTATACGGAAGTCTATAACGATATCAATGGCGATCTGGTGAACTTCTGGAAGTACATAAAACAGCACCCTGAAGCCTTTGTTACAGAGTTGAATCAATACCTTGTATCAAGGGAGATGTTCGACACGTTCGCCCAACATGAGCCCAGAACAGAACTTGAACGGGCTATCCGTTTCTACATGCAGTTATCCTGCAGCTACGGTTCCCGGTCAAAGAACTTCTGCATTATGCAGGGCTACAAGTACATGCCACTGCGTAATCTGGAGAAGGTGAAAGCAGCCTCGGAACGCTTGAAGCAGGTGATCATTGAAAAGCAGGACTTTGCGAAGCTCATTACCCGCTTCGATACCCCCAATACCTTCTTCTACCTCGACCCACCCTACTATACAAAGGAGCATTTATACGACAGAGAAGACGCAGACGCATTCACCAAGCATGAAGAGCTGGCAGCGACCCTAAAACAGATAAAGGGAAAGTTCCTGCTATCTTACAATAATGATCCTTTTATTCGCACACTCTACCAAGGCTTCACCATGAATGAAGTCGAAGCGCAATACACCGTCTCTGGTGCTTTTCAGACTGAAACTGAGTTGCTGATTAGGAATTATGGAACGTATCTTCAAAGCAGAAAATGCAAATCAACTGAAAAAAACAAAAAAAAGTGTTGGCAGCTTCCACATTTAAACTATATTTAAAATATGGTCGTTATATCTTGAGACAA